TTGTTGTTGGCCCAGGTGCAGAGCAATTGGCAAAAGTAACACAAAATGATATTGCAATTGTAGATGCAACAGTGAAGTCTGTATTGGTTGAAACAAGTGCAGATCCATTGGAACAGCTTTCTCAGTTGGCACGTCTTAAATTCAAGTCTGGTGACATACTTTGTCTTGCTGGATTATGTCCACGCAGAACAACATTTGAATTTGCCAACATAGCCAAGTCTCGTAACGAAAACTACATGCCTGGCACTGGCATTGACCATCGAGGCATAGATCTTCCCAATGGTAAAATATATCATAGAGCAGCAATTGAAAAGAATCAGTACGCAGTATGGCCTTACGTTGCAGTTATTGGAAATCCGGAAACAGCAGCACTGAGTTTTGAAGTTGTGGCACTGCTTGACAAGTCACTGTACTGGGCAAACTACGAGCCCGAATCTCCAATGCTGGAGCATTTGCTTGCAGTGGCAGCATCTACTGGACACTGGACAGCACCAGACTGGTTTAAAGTAGTTGATATGAGTATGCGAGATTTAGAAGTTGCACCAGTTATGTACGCAAATCATGCATGGGATGATTGGATTGCATTTTATCCAGCTAATGGAAATTTTAAACTTGAAAATCATTCGCAGGTAAATCCAGTTTGGTTAGCTGGCAGTGTTAAGCCACTGGAGTACTGGCGCAATGGCTAAAATCAAATTTGAACTGCGCACACGCAAAAAGCAAATTCCCGAACTTTGGACCATTAATTACAATATAGACAATGGACAAATTAAGTCAATTGAACCCGGACAATTAAAAGAAGCCGGTAGTCTCATTGTTGGATATAGCAAAGTAAAGGATTTACTAGCAGGCAAGTCAAATCAGAATGATTTCAAAGTTGCATTCAGTGATACAATTGGGGCACTTGACCTGGTCAATGTAAAGCAACACGAAGCATCCAAGAAAACTCACAAATGGAAAGGCTGGTTAAGCACTGGTGAGTATCACGGAAATCCACTCAGTGATTTACGAGTCACACTGTTCAATGACACAGGTATAATTAGAATCGAAGCAACCAGTGTGTGGGTAACTGCTTTGCGCGAACGACTGGCAATCGAGTTCACAGACGAGTCACTGCAACTGTTTATCACTGACGAAGAAGATCCTCATCAATTATTTGGACAGCTCAGTGTCAAGTTAATTGACATTGCCGACTGCGGATATTATGAAAGCAGACTTTGGTCTGTTATGGATCACGACTTGGTCAAGCACATACTGTTCAAAGGCCAGCGCATACGAATTAATACGCCACCTATTGCCAGCAGTATGTTTTTTACTAGATTGTCAGAGTACTCTGCATTCAATGGCATAGTAGACGGACAAACAGTTATGAGCCACGCCGGGCCAGGTAAGCATGTATCACTGTATCTCAAAGATGGCGGACTGTGGGCTTGCAGTTATTACCAGCCCGGTTCCCCGTTGGAGCAGTTGGTTGGCAATTTAAAAATTGCATTACTGGCCAGCGATGATCCTGATAACTTTTATGGTTGGGCTGAATTACCAGTTCTCATGCTCAAGCAGCCTTTTGCGTTTGAAGTACTTGACAAATGGCCGTATCAGACCACTCCGCATGTGTTATATAAAGCAAGTAATATCGATATAGGAGCATTAATTTGAAAACCGCAATTACAGAATTTGATGTAGTGTTTATCAGCTACGACGAGCCAAATGCAGATGAAAATTATGCAGACCTATTAGAAAAGTGCCCATGGGCCAAACGCAGTCACGGTGTCTACGGCAGCGATGCTTGCCATAAAGCAGCAGCCAAGTTGGCCGAAACAGAACGCTTTATCACAATCGACGCTGATAACAAAGTACGTGATGACTTCTTTGAAATGGAACTGGATTTAACCAAGTTTGATAAGAGTGATGTACTGTCATGGAGTGGCAAAAACGTTATCAATGGATTGGTATATGGCAACGGTGGCATCAAGCTTTGGCCCAAAAAAGTTGTGGAGCAAATGCGAACCCACGAAGCAGTTGACTCTGGCGCAGGCGCTGTTGACTTTTGTTGGGACATTCACTATCATCAGTTAAACAACATCTACTCAGATGTTTACAATAACAGTACTCCATATCAAGCATATCGTGCAGGCTTCCGTGAAGGTGTCAAGCTGGCTCTTATCAATGGGCAACCAATGGACTGGCGTCAAATTGCAGACCGCAACAATTTTAAAAATCATCGCAGACTGCTAGTTTGGATGAGTGTTGGTGCCGATGTGCAGAACGGATTGTGGGCCATGTACGGCGCACGTTTAGGTTGCTATATGACCAACTTGCGCCGAGATTGGGATTACAAATTGGTAGCTGACTTTGAATGGCACAATCAGTATTGGGCAGGCACAGTTATGCCAATGTTTGCAGGTACCGACGAAACATGCCCTGTATCAAAATATTCGTACAGCGTAGAAAAGTTAACAAGTGAAATTCAGCGCCTAGGTAAACTGCTAAAGCAAGATTTGAGATTGGAAATTGCCGACTTGGATGAAGCTGGCTCAAAGTTTTTCAAAGCAAGTTACTTTAACCCACATCGCCTTGGCCCCGCAGTCAAGGAAAGCGATGTCGAACAATTTATCGTGGAGTAAGTGTTGTTAGATGTTTTCTTTATTTCAATGGGAGAAGAAGGCAGCGAAGCCAATTGGCAACGACTGTTAGAATTTGTTCCAACTGCAAAGCGAGTAGAAAATGTCATTGGCATTTACAATGTGCATCGAGAATGTGCCATGCGCAGCACAACTGACAATTTTTGGGTTGTGGATGCTGATGCTTGGATACTGGACTACTTTGATTTTACATGGGAGCCAGATCCTGCTACAATCCACTGGGGTGTTCCTGAAAATGAATGTGTTGTAATTTGGCCCAGTATCAATCCAGTCAATGACCTTGTATACGGTTATGGTGCAGTAAAAGTATTTTCACGTACTCCGTTTATCAATAAAAACAAGTGGGCAATTGATATGTCCACATCGTTGTCTGACGTTGTAATTGCCAAAGATATCATCAGTTGCGAAACAAGATTTAATGCCACCCCGGAGTCTGCATGGATTGGTGCATTTCGAGAATGTGCAAAGCTTGCGTCACTTGCGTCAGTTAAAATTCGTATTCGTAAAAGCATTGCAAAACAAAATGCAGAGCTTGATGCATTGACTGACTTTTTGAATGCACAAGATTTTACAATAGACAAGAAGACCAATTATCGTAATACGCAAAGTGTATTGATCAGGGACAGATTCAAGCAGGAAACTGACATTTTTAGTTATTGGGAAGAAATTGAAACATGCAGTTATCAACGTTTGGTTTGGTGTACATACGGCTGGAATAAACCCAATGGAAAATATTCTGTCATTGGGGCACAAGCAGGCGCAACATTTGGATTAAAATACAGTGACGATTTAGAAATGTTAAATCGTATCAATGACTGGGACTGGTTAAAAAAGGAATTTAAAAATGTCAATGTTTAACATGGCTGCAAAAACAGCGACTCGCGGCAAGATTGCAGACTTCCCTGTGGTATTTCTAAGCTTTGACGAACCCAATGCAGACCAACATTGGGAATTGTTAAAACAAGTGACTCCGCACAACAATATTGCAAGAGTGCATGGTGTAGTTGGGTTTGATGCTGCCCATAAAGCAGCAGCCGCAGCGTTTCCCAGTAGCGAATATGTTATTACAGTAGACGCAGACAACCAAGTTGATCCAAAATTCTTTACCAAGGCTGCACCTGAAAACATGAACGGGCGAGTCAGCTACACCTGGGGCGGGCGTCAAGTCACAAACGGACTTATGTACGGCAATGGCGGTTTAAAGATGTGGAGTACCGAACATCTTGCTAACATGAAAAGCCACGAGCTTGCAGACGAACAACGCGATGCAGTGGACTTCTGCTGGGACTTTCAACGCTACAAAGAACTACCAGGTTGCTGGAGTAACGTACACACAAATGGCAGTGCTTACCAAGCGTTTCGCGTAGGATTCCGCGAAGGCGTAAAGCTGTCAATGGAGCAAGGCCGCGTGTTGGCATTTGACGAATGGTCCTCTACAATGCATGCTGCCAACTATCAACGACTGTTAACATGGATGACTGTTGGGGCAGATGTTGAACACGGAATGTGGAGTGTATACGGAGCACGCCTGGCAGTAAAGCTATTGCAGTATGACAACTTTGACTTTGTTAATATCAGAGACTATGCATGGTTTGGCAATTTTTTCAATGACCATAAATCTGCTGATCCTTCAAAGGCTTCGAAGGGACTAGGCAAGCTGATCAGTGAAGGCCTAGGTTGGATATTGCCTGATTTGGATTGTGACAGCAGTGCATTTGTAAAACAAGTGCAATTGCATCCAGCCAAGCCATTGACGTATGAAGATGTAGTTTGGCAAACAAACTTGAGCATGTTTGGGTGGTTCAATGGATAATACAGAGAATCGTTCTTCGCTTTTGTACTTTGTTGATGAAGCCATTGGATTCCGTAAAAGCATCCATCACTTGCATCGTTGGCTAGAGACCAACAGTCGAGATCAGTTAGAACAGTTGATCATTGAAGTTGGCCGAGAGCATTTTATTGATTTCTGGCCGTTACTGCACGTTATTAGGAACGCTGACAGCGACTCAGTACCAGTTGAAATAAAGAAACTTTCTGAATACAGATTAGTTTTTACAGATCAGCAGTTGGCAGATGCATTGAATGTATTGCATAAATCGCAAACTGATTTAATTGAATTTGTTAAATTTATCGAAATGTGTATTGGGTGCAATACATTAGTTTCATGCACTACAAACAACGACATAGTGCTACTGGGCCAAGTGTTGGGCACATACTATCCAAAAGAACAACATCATATATTGCAATTGGCCAATGCAATAAACAATAACCCAACACTGAATTGGAAAGATGCACTTAGCCGTAATCAAATTAAAAGCAAGTTCTGGCTATTAGATAAGTTAAATGAATTTAAAATATGCAATATAACCACAGCACGAATGCTAGATACAGCAGTTAATCCAACTGCTCTTATCGTGGGTGGATGGGTTGGAATGATTCCGTTCCTGGCCAGTATGCGAAACATAAAGTTAGGTAAAGTTGTAAATATTGACATTGATACCAGCGTACATGCAGCAGCATTGGAGCTAAATTTACCATTTTATACAATGTATAAAAATTCCGCAGAAGACATTAGATCCATTGATATATCTACTTACAAGCGCCCAGTGGTAATTGATACTATTGTTGAACACTTTAAAGATCATGGCGAGTGGGTCAAAACATTGCCAGCTGGCACCAATGTAATTCTACAAGGCAATAATATGTTTGATGTTCCGGATCATGTCAATTGCCATAACTCATTGGCAGAATTTTTAAGTTCATGTGGGCTCAAAAATATATTGTGGGCAGGCGAACTTGCATTGTTTAAGTGTACAAGATTTATGGCAATAGGCACAACATGAAAAGAATTGTAAGAACAGAAGCCAAAATTGATTTGGAGCAATTGCGCATTGAAACTGCCAAGCTATTATGGGACGACAAGTTAAAGCAAGGCGTTTCCCAAGTGTCGATTCAAACAGACGGGTCAGATGATTGGGGCAACAGTATAGGCTCACGCCCAGGCGTTAGTGAAAATATATGGGATAAGATTAATCCTTTATTAAAAGGAACCTGGTGGGAAACAGACTTCTTTCCCAGCTTGCCGTGGAAAGTTTATCGAACTAGAATTATGGTAATGGAAGGCAGACGCTGCTATTCTATTCATAAAGATGATAATCCACGCTTGCACATTGCAATTACAACAAATCCACAAGCCAGGTTTATTTTTACATCTCCCCCAGAGATTACACACATTCCTGCTGATGGTTACGTATGGTGGGTCGACACCAGAAACGAACATACTGCAATAAACGGCAGCATGGACGTTCGAGTACATTTATTAATGAGCTTGGTCAACACCACCCAGGACTAGAGGCTACATATACATATGAAACTTCGCGTCGAACTAACCAATTCAAATGACTTTAGCAAATATAGAAGTGATTATTTGCTTTTCCTGAAAAAGATCGCCGAAGACAAGTCGCCTGCTTCAGTTAACATGGGCCTGGAAGATAACACTGGTTTCTTATTTTCAGTTGATCATTTAAAACGCTGGACCAAAGATAGCGGTGAGATTGCACTATTGTATGACAACATGACTGAATTGATTGTCGGCGTAAGTGCAGTTGAAACACTGTACATTAATCCGTTGCTGGGATCAGGTGGCAACCGTTGCTGGGTAGCCCCAAAGTATCGTGTAAACAATGAAGTAACAAGTTACTTGCTAAAATCAAATTTGACCTGGTGCGAAAACAATGATAAAGTTGGTATGGTACTAACTTTTAACAATTACAACAAGTGGATCTACGACACTATTACCAAGCTGTCGTCGAACACTGGTACAACACTTGGAACAGTTTGGTCCAAGTGGTGGAATGATTGCATTCCACTGCCCCGTAAAATCCGCTATTTTAACACTCACCAGTGGGCAGTTATCAAGCCAATTGACAAGGCCAAGTGTTTAGAAATTGCAGCTGACATTGACAAACGCTACGGGGTTAGAGATCAGCCATATATTAGATTAGAAAGATAATATGAGTATTATTAACACTGAAAATACATTTTTAAAATACTATTACAATCAAGACACTAGCATTTTGTGGAGAGAAAATGGAGACGATACGTCTCACATGTCAGTGGGCGGATGTACACGTACTCCATTTTCTTTTCGTAATGAATGTATTCGTAATGCCCGTGCGTTACATCACCAATACAAAGACTTGACATTGTTTATGAGCGGCGGCCTGGACAGTGAAATTGCTTTGCGTTCCTTTTTGGCAGCAGGTTTAAAGCCAAAACTGGTAACTGTTCGTTTTCCCAATGGGGCAAATGATCACGACATTAAGCCCATGCTTGACATGGTCCGCAACATGGGTTTATCTTGCCATGTCATTGACTTTGACCCAGAAGAATTTGTAAACTCAGAAGAATGCTACGAAGTTGCCAAACGTTATCAAGCATACAGTTTGTATCAACAGTTGTTATTAAGAGTTGCAGAAGATTATTCTGCACCCATGCTTACCGTTGACGAAGTTGAACTAGAAAAGGTTCCTGTCGTCGATTGGGATACTGGTAATTACAGTATCCCTTGGTGCTTCTTAAAGAAAGAAGACCAAGATGGTGTGTGGAGAAGGTTCAATGATAAAACTGGTATTCCAGCTTTGAACAACTTTTATACCTACAGTCCAGAAAGTATGTTGGCTTTTTTAACTTTGCCAACTGTTGACGATCTTATTCATGATCGTATTTTTGGAAAACTAGGATGGACCTCATCTAAGATGAAAATTTATGCACATACTGGGTTTGAATTTAGACCAAGACCCAAGTACACTGGTGTTGAAAACTACATGCATCTATGGAATCAAGTTGGGTACAACATTAAAAAACATTTACCACATTCACCAAGAAGTTTTACAATACCAGCAATTGAACTGCGAAACAATCTCAAAGCAGGAAAGGAATCATCATGTCATATACTTTAAAGGCGCTTGAATACAGCGATCTAGACGCAACTGTGCAGACTGCACTAAAGATTTACGAAAACGCAGATCCGGACAAGTATCCGGATTTTAAAATTACCAATGACGTTGATCGAGCAAGTAGATTCCATAAGTTCTTCCGCATGTTCTTGATTCCTGCAGACTTTAATAACCATAATATAAGAAAAGCGTTTGGTTTATACAAGGATGATGAGTGTATTTGCCTGGTTGGTGTTAGACGTTGGGGACATATACCTTCGTGGTCAATCAGCTGGTTGTTAAGCCCATCAGTTGGCGCACGTTTTATTCCAATCTTTCGTATTTTAGTCAAAGAACTGTGCGAATTTCATGAAAAAGCAGGCATGAATGAGTTTTATGTAACTTACCCTTCAACTAGAGAAGCAGCATACAGTAAGATCATGTTGCCAATTCGCGAACGCTATTTTACGTTTATTGAATGTGTTGTACCAAAGAACGAACGACACCCATACGGATTCATTCACGAACTCATGGGCGGAACGCTGCATCCGCACGATATGACGTTCAGAAGATATATACTTCGACGCGACAATACTGAAGCAGCCAGTGCCGGTGGAACACACACCAAGCGAGCAGAAGCAGATGCTGCGTTAAACGAACGCCTAGCCAAGATTAACGAGCATCTTGAGCGTGTTAAAGAATATAAAGAGAAAAAATTAAATGAAAATACTTGATTGGTTTGCTACACAGCATGAGTTGTATCAAAAGACTCATCAGATTCCATACATCTTAGCTGTATGGCTTCCATATCACTTGGCAGCAATTGCTGCAATTGCATTTGCATTTGCAACAGGATGGAGTTGGTGGTACCCAGTCTGGGCAATTTGTGGCTGGGTATTGCTAGATGGCGTCGGCAATAACTTGACGCTGCATCGTTGGCTAAGTCATAAAAGTTGGACACCGCACAAATGGGCAGAACCATTCTTGTTGTGGGCAGCTACTATGGTAGGCGAAGGTAGTCCCCTATGGTGGGCTGCATTGCACCGTGGACACCATCACAAAGTAAGCGATCAGCCTGGTAAAGATATTCATACTCCAGTTGGCAACGGCTGGTGGTTCAGCTACATGGGCTGGCAATTTGGCATTGATCAAAACTCTGTCAGTTTCCGTTATGCAGTTGACTTGCTTCGCGATCGTCGTGTTACATTTATTCACGAAAACTACAATAAGATCATGTACGGAACATTGCTAATTAGTGCATTGCTATTTGGATTGCCGTTTACTGTTTGGTTCTTTATTGTAGGTGCGTTAATGAGTTTACATGCAGACGGATTGGTCAATACATTTGGACACGTACCATCAGCTGGTTACCAAAACTTCAATAATAAAGATCAAAGCACAAACGTTTGGGCAATTGGTTACTTTCATTGGGGTTCAGGTTGGCACAACAATCATCACAAGCAGGCCAGTAGCTTTGACTTTGGTACCACTGTTAGCGGTCGCCCTCACGAATTTGATCCATGCTTGGTATTGATGATTCCGTTTGCTCCGATATCGGAAACAAAACGTTTGTGGTCTTTGCGTAAAGATGCTATACTTAAAGGCACTACTCAACAGGAATCAAATGACCGTTAAACTATTATCATATTCTCAACCCACAGCAGAGTTTGCAGCATTGGGCATCGATGATGCTCAAGAGCTGATTGCATATTGTGCTCGTGTGTCAAACCCAAGCAATCAACTTAATACAGAAACAAGCGAAAAGCTGATTGGTTATCTTATTAAGCATGCACACTGGAGCCCATTGGAAATGGTTTCAGCATGTGTGGAGATTACTACAACACGCGATATTGCAAGACAAATTTTACGCCATCGTAGTTTTGCCTTCCAGGAATTTTCGCAACGATATGCAGACCCTACCAAGGATCTTTCGTTTGTAACACGTGAAGCACGATTACAGGATACAAAAAATCGTCAAAACTCAACAGAATTAGACTTAACAGACCCTGAACAGCGCGAATTATCCCGCATTTGGGAAGAAAAACAACAGAATGTTATCCGTGAGGCCAAGGAAGCATACACATGGGCAGTTACCAATGGAATTGCCAAGGAACAGGCACGAGCAGTGCTACCAGAAGGTAATACAGAAAGTCGCTTGTACATGAATGGCACATTACGTAGTTGGATTCACTTTATTCAACTTAGAAGTGCAAACGGAACACAAAAGGAACATCAACTTGTTGCTGTTGCATGTGCCAAAGCCATTGCATCTATTTTCCCAATGACGGAAACTTTAGTTTAATATGATAAAACAGATCAACAACCAGCCCTGGATTAGCTTTGATAATCTAGTAGACATCGAGAAGCTAAACTCTCTTAAAATTGAAACATGCAAGGGATTTGCACAGAGTTGGGCTGTTGGTCATGTGTTGCCTAGCGTAGCAGGCATTGGCCCAAATTGGCCAAATGGTGCAGGAGCATTGCCTACTCCAGTTGGTCGAGAACTGGTCGATGTACTACATTCAACCAAGCGTGATCCTAATGCACTTGGCCATCGTGAAGTTGTTGAATTAACAAAAGACATTAATTCATACGGATACATGTTCTTAAAGTTAATCGGAGATAACTTGGGCATCGGATACAATTTGTATCTTCGCGCACCCACTTCTCCAGATTACAATGACAAGCACTTGGAAAGTAAATCAGCTTGGACCAAAGCAGCAGGCAATTTCAAACCTATTATTGGATGGGTCAAAGATCAAAACATCTTTAGTGAAATTGGACGTGCTGTGGTATTCTTTAATGATCAAGATCAACATTGCTTGATGCACAGAGATCGTAGTGATCTTAATCCAGTAGCAACTCCGGATAATTTTATTTGGATTAACTTGTTCCCTGACCGTAAGCAGTTTTATATCTTTGACGGCGAAACAGGGGAAGAATATCCTATTACCAGTCAAGTGGCATGGTTTGACACTGAGAACTGGCATGCTAGTAAAAGCAGCCCGTTTGCTGCTTTTAGTATTCGATTTGACGGAGTCTTCTCAAAGGAATGGAAGGCCCGAGCAGGCCTTCTTTAATTAAGAATTGTAATTCTTAGTGGCAGTTAGCTTGCCACTTTCGTCCTGCCACAAATAGCCCCATGCATTATTGTAGCGAGTGATAGTTGGCAAACTTGGCCATTTGGTTTTATATCTTAGATATTTCCCATTTGGCCAAATGTCATTGATAAGTTTCTTTGCAGGCAACTTATATGAATTCCATTTACCGCCAACCTTTTCCTCAGTGGTATATAACGCCCAACGTTGATAGTCTTCACTGTCAAAGAAGTTTACAACATTAGCAGCCATGTATTCAGCTTGTTCAGCAGTAGGCGCATGCATTGCCATACGGTATTTGACAGCTTGCCACTTCATTGCGTAGTTCAACCACCAAAGAAAGTCATGGTTAGTGTCAATTGGAATTGGTGCAGCATTGACCAAGTCGTAAAGCATTTGTTCACGTTCGTCTCTGTGATCAGGTGCTTTGTCTAGCAACCAAATAAGTGATTGAGATTCCCACGGGCTGTGAATAGATTTATAATCACCTGAGAAATCCATATAGCTCTTTAATGTCAAGCTACCAAACAAGTTGTCTGCACACTCACCAGTGACACAAATGTTATCTGGGTTATTGATAATTGCATAAAAGTTGTTGCTGGAAATCAAGTTGTGCCCAAAGTTCGGCAGTATAAACTCTCTGAAGAAGTCGGGATTTTCTAGCTGACTGTCTTCGTTGAATGCCAACAGCACTTTATCTTTGAGACTTACCCAGCGCGGATGTGCAACCAGCAAAGCCACAATAAGTGTACTATCAATGCCACCGGAATATAATATAACCAGTTTCTTTTTATCACTATTTTCAAAATTTGAAACAATACTGTCGATTCTGTTATAACTGCAGGCTTCAAATGAAAGCACAGTTCTACCGCGTTCTGGCACAGGACTGTTGTTAAGCAACGGAACTCCTGGAATATCAAGTACACCAGTTCGATCGCTCATGCTAATCCATGGGTTAAACATCTTTAAGAAACTTCTAGCAACAGGTGCAAGTTCCACAGATTGATCGTTCAATAAACGATGAGGGATATAGTATAATAAGTCCATTACATTAACATGCTAAAAAATGAGTCTTCTTCCATAGAAGCTCGGATTGCTGCAATATCATCTCTTGACTTGGCCAAGCGAATTGCAGTTTGATGTTTAATTCGAATCTGTTCTAGTTTACGAACCAGATACGAATGATTATCGTGCTTGGCATTTACAACATTTGCAGCAGTGATCAAATCAGTATTCATTATTTCCGCATAGTCAGAAATCATGCCAACTTCGTCCAGTGAATATTGGCCAGTTAGTACCTTCTTTGCTTGTTCACCTTTGAGTCGATATGCTTCCTGTTGCCAAGGAACCATGCTGATAAAGCGTTTATAGCCATGGCCAATACGCATGTGAAGTTCAACAGTTAAGTTAACCTTGGTTTGTAAAAGCAGTGACAGCAGTTTAATTTCATCTGGGCGTTGATACTCAATGAAATTAAAAGTTCTGGGATTAACGGACCTAAGTTGAAAGTCTAAATTATTGGCACGAAGCGCGGCTGCTTCGCGGTCTTCGACTGAGTATACTCTGGAGATAGCTCGGAACTCTCCACCACATGCACTTTCTAATATAGATAAACTATCGTGCCACGCCAACACTTCATTTTCAGCGGTGCAAGCAACTGCTAACCATTGCATAACTAACTCCTATGTTTAGTATAGTTATATGTGCAAAGTTTCAAAGTATTGCCAAGTCGGGAGTAAAACGGACGCTTAGTATCAATCGGTATTGATCCGACAAGTTCTCTACATTGTGTGGAGTATTGACTCGAACAATACATGGTGAGTCAATAATTTTTGAATGAGCAAGCTCTGGTTCGCCTTCCCAGACAATTTTTAAATGTTTTAGCTTTTCAGCAGTTATGCCTTCTTCAAGAGTGTACGTGCCTTTATACCAGTGCATTACACCTTGTTCACAATGTTGAATAGGAATATTAAGTGCAAAGTTGCTTGAATCTTTGCGGTCAGCAGTATATCCGTCTACGTGTATGTTTACCTTGGACTGCGGCGGCACCCCAAACAGTATCACAGACTTTGCTTCACACTGTTCAAACCCGTGTCTTGCAAGAGTTTCACTGATTAAATTTTTCAATAATAACTTGATCTTGTAATTGCTTAAATTAACTGTATGGCTAACAACTGGTGCATCTCTGCTTGCAACAATGTCAAATAAGATGTAGTCTTTGATATGCTTTAAATCAGCAGCTGGCATGTCAACCAGTTTATAGTATTGTAAATCTTCCATTATTTGCTATCAACCTTATTGGCAGTTCCGAATAATATATCCCAGATTGGAAAGAACAATCCAAAGTTGGTACCTGCGTCTTGGTGATGTAGCAAATGCCATCGGCCACTGGTACAGAAAGGATACAGATTTACGTTTGGATTATGCTCGATGGTTTCTTGTATAAGTGCTGCCCATAGATAATAAAACACAAAAACCCACCAATGTCCTGTGATTGCTGCAAATATTAGCGTTGGAATTACTTCAGTTATCCACAAATCTAACGTACTTGCCCATGTATCATTGAACAAAAACAAGTTATTCCAATGCCACGATGTTTGTTCGTGTGTATTGATATATTTGTGATGATCTGCGTGAGCATTAAATGCAACAGGGAAATACGCCAGCCCAACCTTATGCACGATTCTGTGAATCACATAAAGATACAGGGTCCAAAGAAGAAATATAAAAATGTATGTCATTACCATACTTATTTAAATCGTCAATGGAGTGGCGGTATATACTTTTGCTGTTGGGCCAGATTGTTCTGTCCAATTATAGAAGTTTCGAAATCCTTGATTTGCTTTGGTTTGATTGTGCATTAGCACTGCTGGCCATACGTCAAACCAATGACGAGCAGTACCCGACTTTTGCAGATCGTACGTTAAATTAGATGGATGCAGTCTAATTCCAGCAATTCCAGTATTGTCAATATAGGTTTGAGTAGTGCCATTGATGATTTGAAGCTTGTCTAAATTTTCGTACACTTCTTCAATTGTTGATGCCCATTCTTTATCAAATTCGGATTTCATTTCAATTTTTTTGTTTTCTTTAAACTCCAAGCAAGACACAACTACGTGTCTGCCCATATAGCTCAAAGTTTCAATGATTTGGCATCCAACAGGAGGGGCTGATCGATAATACTTTGCAAGACGGTCTGTGCCAGTATCTTTGACGTTGCTTAATACAATTTGATCGCTGATATCTTCAAGAAACTTTTGACCATTATAGTCATATGCAATAGCAGACACGTACTTTGTACCAGTGTCCCATTCTTGGTCTTTGAGATCGACAACTGTTGTATTTGGGTAAGTTTCTCCCATTGTTGCTTTTACATCCTTGGTAATAACAATTGTAAAAGTCATTGGATCTTTGGCAAGTGATTGGAAACCTGTATTGACTAATCGTAAAATTGCAGGTTTTGGATTAACAATTAATAAATGAATGGGTTGCATGATTATTCCTGATTAAAGTGAGTAGCAAGCAAAGCACCAACGAAACGAGTAACTCTGGTTTTAATTAATTCGCTGTTCATCATTACTTCAAAGTCTACGATGCGATCGATGTACTGTTCAAGTTGTTTAATGCCAAGCACATCTTTGCTAGTTTTAATATCACTAAGATCTGCTTGCTTGAATATAATTTCCGTGCCATCGTCAAGATACACTTTTATCCAATCAATGTATTCTACCGGAACTTCTTCAACATGTATTTCTCTCAACATGTCTTCGAAGCTCCTGTCTTTTTTGCGAATGCTCACTGCTTACTCCATAAAGTTTTAATACGTCCAAAGAAAGTAGCCTTTACGCTACTGCTTTGACTTTTGCCGGACGTCCGCGCCCCTGTTTGACTACGGTCGATGGCTGGGCTGGACTTGCGGGGTCGGCCACGACCTGCCCTTTTGGGTCCAGTGCTTCTGCCTCCTCACGCAATCTGCGTACTTCTGCTTCAAATGTATTTGCCTGTGCTCTTAATTTTGATGCCAACTGCACATCATCAATTGCACCTTGTGTGCTTGTGCCTGTGGTATTTGTAGACTTGGCAGGATTGACGTCAACTGAACGTGTTCCTTGTGCAGCACTTTCTCGGCTTAACTGAGTTAGTTCGCGATTCAAGTCAACCAAGTTAATATTAACACCTGGTTGTGGTGTCATGATAATACTCTTAGTAGGAACCTTTACCATCCACCCGCGTTGGTGAATAGTGTTTAACATATTGGTACCATCGTTGAATACTTGCCTAAACAAGAATTCGCTTGGGTCCATACTGTCTTGGCAATTGTTACTTTCAACTGCTCTAATAAGATCGTCGTGGTGTAGTCTTGGTAATGATTCAGTTGGGATAACCAAGCATGAATCGGAGTCGCCTGGCACTTCGCGGAATACCACTACAACCTTTTTACCTTGTCCATTTTTTCCAACGTGTTTAATAAATTGTGCCATGAGCAACTCCTTTAATGTTTTACTCGGTAACTTCTGCAGGTGCGGCTTCTGCAGGTGCGGCTTCTTCAGTAGCAGCCGGTGCGGGTGCTGGTGCAGTAGCTTTTAGGAAATCTGCTAACTTGTTATAAGTTGCACCAATAACTTCCATTTCACCTGCACGGTATGCGCCACGCTGTGCGCCTAGCTCTACTGCGCCTGCCAAAATGCGCAAATCTTGCAATGTTAGGCCTGCACTTGTTTGTTCAGGTGCTTGTGTATTTGTATCTTGTTCCATGTGTATCTCCTAAGTTATAGAACGGAATTCATCCGCAAATACTTATAGCATGGGTTGGCGTGGTGTGTAGCCAAAAAACTGCTAACCAGGGAAGATTCTTATTTTTGTACGATCCTGTTCGCTTCTACATTGATTCACAGGACAGGTAAAGTGTTGTGCAGGCGGAGTCCATTCTGTATCAAAAACATTGTAGTGTTCGTTTCTGCCGCCACATTGACTGTACGAAGCAAATCCATTGGGATTTATATGCATCCAGTCAACCCCGGCATAACAAAGCGAGCCAGTGTAAACTGGATTATAGTCGTCGACTATACTTAAATCTTGGTAGGTGGGCAGTGCTATTTCAAACTCATGATCATCTGGTAAACCATTTATGCGATTCAAATCAATACGACTGTATCCGTAATACATGTTACCTCCGCGGTCCTGTAAAAGCTTTTCATTGCAATCGTAGCCCAAGTCTCTGAAGTGCTTGACCTTTGCTCTGGCTTCTAAAATGTTATTAGGCTCTAGAGGAACTACAATAGAAACAGCAGTATTCTTTTCTTGACACTGTTCTAATATAAAGCCAAATACATCATCGTTTTGCCAAGAATGATACGTGAGTTTAACTTGGTCGATTAAGTTTGCAATAGCGTAATATGAAAACCAATTGTCGTCGCCGCTGGTGTCCAGTCGCACAATACTGTTGCATTCTTTAATCTTTTTTAATACAGTGCCGAGATACGGAAAGTGCAAAGGTTCTCCTCCGCCAAGTTTCCATAGTATTTTGCCATGATGTCTGGTGCTTTGCAATTTTTTAATTACAGACACATATTGATCTTCAGTTTTGTCCAATGTGCCGTTTCTATATCCAGAGTCGCAGTAGGTACATTGAAATTTGCAGTATGCATTCAATTCCCAGTTGACTTCAGCGTATTCTAAGTTCAGCATACGTGTATTTAAGGTGGCCATAAAAAACGCACCCTAAGGTGCGTTAAAGGAGCAACTACAAATCAATGTCGCTTACGTGCTGGCTCCACGTAGTTTGCAGTGATACCAAACGGTGCTGTAATTGTATCGCTACCGTGTACCACAAACAGTGTATCGCAGTAGTCTGGGTCGCCCCAAGTACCAAATGGATAGCCGTCAGTAAACATAACAAGCTGATGCGGTTGAACTTCGTTTTCTTTCATCCACTGCCACACGCAACCAAAGTCAGTACCGCCACTGCCGCCAATTTGGTATTCGCCCATGCTTCGACCATCATCACCAGTGAAAGTATCTTCTGCACTCACATAAGTTGAGAATGTGATTACTCGAACTTTATAAGAAGTAAACTGATCCAAGCTACCTTGTACCATACCTAGAAAGTCCATCAGCATTCGATCGTCAATGGAACCAGACGCATCAAGTGCTACTACAATGTCAAGTTCTTCACCTGGTAACTGTCCGGGCATAATTGCACCAGTGTGCCATGCCTTGCGGTTAGGGCGCATCCAAGTATAATCGCTCTTGACACTGCCGCTGAACTGGATACGCAACAAATCTTTCAAGTCCATTACTGGGGCAGTAATGTCTTTGATAATGCGATTGACATCGCCGGGTACATTGCCTGCTCCGGCATTTTTAGCAGACTGAATAACTGCTTCACGCCATTCATCTCGCAATGCCTTGCGCTCTTCTTCAGTTAACTTTTTAAAAGAAGGTTTGCCTTTGCCCTTGCCTACTTTATCACCGTCTTCGCCGCCTTCGCCATCGCCGTCTTCACCTTCACCGTCCATGTCCAAATGATCGTCAAGTGTTGGTTGAATCTTAGTAGCATTCTTCATCAGTTCGTCATACACTTCGTTGGCAGTCATGCCTTCGTATTTGCGATCCTCAAGAATCTGAACTGCGGTAATGCGAGTGCCAACTCCCTCGCGGATAAGCATGTTGTTGATGATGTAATCACCTGCCATGTTCCAAACTGCTGGAATGCGATCACCGCGTCGTGTCATGTGCTCAAAGATGATGTGACCAAGTTCGTGTGCAAAGCCAAAAATCATCTCGCTGTCAGACAATTTGGAAATAAAGTCTGCGTTGTAATAAAAAGTGCGACCGTCAGTTGCAATAGTTTTGCACCATTCAACTTCTTCTAGTTTCAATCGTGTTGCCAATGGCCCCCAGAACGGATATTTTAGCAACATGCTAACACGGCTTTTAACTAGCTTATCGCGAGCGGGCATTTTTGACATTGTAACTCCGTTTAATTTCTATATGTATCTATTATACTACGATTTTGGGGATTGGTCAACCGTTTTTTCTGTTGTTTTTTTGCTACAAGTCAAGTCCCAAATCATAGCAACTTCTGGGCTTCTAAACCAAATCTTTTGCTTGGGAATAAAGTCCCAATCTAAACGCTTTAGGCCCTGCTCTCGGGCCCATGTGGTAACTTCATTGATTGTTGTAGCTGGATCAAGAATTCGGACGGACCAACTTTTCCTTTGTTCGCGTAGCCACTCGCTAACATCAGAAGGGGTAGGAGGCTGATCCGTCCAAATCTCTTTGTATTCCGGGCCATAAAGCATTTCTGCAATAGACCCGGAACGCATCTTCTTACTCGTCTGTGAGCAAGTTGGCATAACGCTTGAAGAACTCTGGGAAGTTGGTCATCTTCTTGCGATCGAAAACCACCTTGTAAGACTTCAACACTGTATGAGCACCCATGATAACCATTTCTGGTTCAAAGTTAGCCATCATAAAGCCAAGCCAGTTATCTGCACCTTTGTTAAAGGCATCCAAGTTGCCAGATCGTTTTCCATCTTCGTAACGTGTACGGAGCTCGTAGCACAGGCTGGTAACCAAAGCATACGCGGCAGACACTTCTTTTGACTTGAAAGTGGTAACTTTGCCTGACAACACATCTGCTGGGTCTGGCAAGTCTGCGGCGTGCTTACGATGTGCCATAAACTTAATAGCCATACCTTCACCAACCAAGCCAGATACCATATCTGTGTTGGCGCTGTCTGGCATGTCGTCGTCCAGCATGTCGCTAACAAAGCTCCATGTACGTGGAGTACTAAACGCACGGTCATGTTGTGTAGGATCAAAGTTGTACAAGTCACCTTTGAACTGCTTCAGGAAACCAACCACTTGTGGATGGATGGAGTTCATGATAGCCCATTGTTCCCAATCTTCGAAGTCCACACGGATTTCCAAGTGCATGAAACGATTAGCCAATGGGCTAGGCATACGGTATGTAACACCTTTATCGCCCATACGGTTACCAGCGGCAATCATAACCACGTTGTCGGGCAACTTATACTGACCAACCTTGCGGTTAAGAATCAACTGATAAGCCGCGGCCTGTACAGCAGGAGGAGCAGAATTCAATTCGTCCAAGAACAAGAACACAACATCGAATTCACTAGCAAAGGCTTCTGTTGGCAATTCGCTTGGAGTAGCCCACTTCATAGTGTTGTCACCTGCACTGTAGTAAGGCACACCCTTAATATCAGTTGGGTCCATCAATGCCATACGCAAATCTACTACAGTAGAACGCGGCCATTCAGCGGCAACTTGGTTAACCATATCACTCTTACCAACACCTGGAGGACCCCAGACAAAGACAGGGCGGCGTTTTGCAACAGCGCGGCGTAGGATAGGCTTGCACTCGCTGATCTTGACGGTGCGTGTTTCGACAGTAGATGCCATTGTAAACTCCAGTTATAAATTTGTTTAAGCGTTAATTATAACAGGACTAGTAGACTCTGTCAACTACTAGTCCGTTGTATTTAGGCAACAGCAGTTTCAGTAACTGCTGGCATGACTTGAGCAATAAACTCAGATGCATCAATGTCCGCTTTTGACATTGGTGCTGGCAGCTCGACGAATTTGACATCGGTGCAACCTGCACGAACCAGAGTCCGTGTACGGCGCTTGTCGTTGGTGTAACGAACTGCACCTTTACCTTTTTTGTCAGTTGCATAACCAACATGGGTAAATGTTTCGCCTGCAATGACAGATTCAATTGCAGCTTCAACTACTGCTTCTGCTACTGGAGCAACAACCACAAGCGACATTGCCTGCAATGCGGCACGCTCGGCAATAGCAGCCTTAGAACGTGAAGGACGAACGCGGGCGGTAACAGCATTAGTTTGAGTAGACATAAAATTCCTTAGTGTGTGTTAAACATATTGCAGAACCCTTCCGCAATAGTGTTATTATACTATTGATCCAGGTCCTTGTCAACCTGTTTTTGAGTCTTTGCGTGTCGTTTATATGCAACACGACTCTGCTCAACACGACCTTTGAAAGGGGTATTTGCAGAGTACAGTTCCACACAACGGCGCTTTTGACGCTCAATTTTAACAGTGAT